GTTCAGCGGTTAGGGATGTTTGACACCCGCTGTCAGCCCACAGAGGGCCTTCCGGCCCCACAACCGGATTGACGGGGACATAGCCGTTGATAACCGAGGGGCCATTAGGCACCCCCCCGGCAGACGATGGCGGGAAAATCGAGGCCATAGACGCCCAACCCCTCAGCGCGCGCGGGCGTCTCACCGCTTGTGACAATACAGGGACGGCGCGGCCTGCGCCAGCCGTCGCGCTATTGGATGCACTCCGAAACATTACAGCGGTAGACGCACCACAGCGCGGTCGGGGGGAGCACCTGCGGAAGCAGCCACATAAAGACGTCAAACAGTTTCGCGGGATCGACCGGCGGCTGCGTCGAGGGCCGCGGCGGGAGATTGCAATTCGGCGCTGGTGGTGGGCACTGCCCGGTGTTCTCGCACACGATGATATTGATCGACAGCGGCGGCCCGAAGCATGTCGGCACGAGGCGCACCAGCCGGTCGGCCGGGATCGGGCCGGGCGGGCAGGACGTCGTCGGCGGGCAGACCGGCATGTCGCGCGCCATGGTCCACCCCGCCCAGCCTTGCGCCGGGCCATAGTCGCAGTTGAAGCGCCCGGCCTCGCGGAGTGTCAGGCAAACGCCGAACAGCGCGGCGAGCCGCTGCAGCGATTCCCAATTCCAGATCTCGAAGCGCAGGCGCACCCACAGGCATATCAGCACGGCGAGCGCCTCGTCGCTCCAGTCCGGGCCGCACGGGTCGGGGGGTGTGATGCCCATGCGCGCGGCCCAGCATCGGATGGTGTATCTCGCAGTGCAGGGGTCGAGCTCGCGCAGCATGACGCAGAGCGCCTGCACTGCGCTGTAGGCAACGGCGGCGAAGCTGTCGACCACCGCCAACTGCGGCGCGAGCGGCGGCTCGTCCTCGCACGGGATCGCGTCGTCGCAGCAGCCGCCGAAGACAAGCTGCTCGCACCCGACCATGGAGCATCCGACCATGGTGGTGCCCTTGTTCGGCGGTGCCCCGCCGTCGATGACTCCGCCGCACCCGATTGCCGCGCAGCCGATCAGCGAGGCGGGGTCGCGCGTCGAAGGAATGTATGTCCGGGTGTTGTTCCAGGGCTCTCCCTCGGGCAGCAGCGAGCGGATCGCGCAGACGAATTGCTCTTCGGTGACGTTGCAGACGTCCGGGCCGCAACAGCCGTCCGGCTCGTAGCACCAAATCTCGGGAACGTCGGGGCCGCTGAGGTTCATCGCGCATTGCCCCAAAGCATCATTGTCCCGATCAGGATCACGGTAGCCGTAACCATCAACCATGCCCAGACATGTTCAGGGACCATAGCCTGGAACCATGGTGACGGTGCCGAGCACCGCAAAGTGCGCGCAGGCAAGGTACGCAAACGCGGAGTCCTCGCGGTGAAGGCTCGCGTCGAATGTTAGCACGATGGACGAGAAGCACGGGTCGGGCCCGACGGCGGCGTAGGCGGCCGCGCGCAGTTGTTCCTTGCAGAGCTTCGAGCCCACGCAATAGGAGGCGCGCAGCGTCGCGGTGAGCGCCGCCGCAATGCGGTCGTGCGCGGAGATCGGGCAGCCGGCGAAGCAATTGACGGTGACGTTCATCACGGTGGGAAGAGCCGCGGCGAACTGTCCGCTGATGCCGACCGGCGCGAGCCCCGCGCCCATGCCCTGCTCGTCGCCGAACATCCACAAGGTCATTGCCTCAAGCACGGCGGCCGGCGGCACGCCGTACGGCGGCGTTGCCACGTTGCCGTAGACCCCTTCAAAAAATGGGTACAGCACGATGTGCTGCGGATCGCAGCAGCCCTCGCATTCGTCGGCGCAAACGCGGGTCACGCCCGGATATTTCGCCGCTTGTTGCAAATACCAGCCCATGTTGAGGCTGATAACGCCCGCGGCCTCGGCGGCGATGACGCGGGCGCGGAGCTGCTCGCAGGTCTCGTCGTTGCTGCCCCCGGTCAGGCCGTTGCCGAACACGGTCGCGGTGGTGTCAATGCCGGGGAGCGTCGTTGCCACGGTGAGCAGCGCGCCTGCCGGCAGGTTGAAAACCGCGCCGGCCACAACGGCGACCACGCGCAGCACGGCGGCGCCCGCGGCGTCGAGCGTGGTCGGGTTGTAGTAGACGCCGGGGTCGAGCTTGTATTCGCGCGAGCTCTCGCTCACGAAGCGGATGGTCGACGATATGGCTGCCCCCGGTGTTCCGGTGATGCCGACATAGCCCTTCGCGCGGGTTGCCGCTCTCAAGTCGATTCCGTGCAGCGCGGCGTATCTCACGAGATTGTCGCAGCACATTGTCGCGGCCGCGTTTTCCTTGAGTGCTTGCGTGACGAAGCCGTGCATCAGGTTGACGGTGCCTGCCATTACAAAGGCGAGGATGTCCTCGCTTGAGCCGGGGAGGGTCGGGGCGCCGCCGAGGAGGCGATCGCTCATCTCGGTGTTGAGCGCGGCGTGGAGCTCCGCAATACTCGGCCTTGGCAAAACACACGTAATGTCGGTCATCACCGCCATGTCACGGCCTCATGTGCTTTTTCTGGTTTTGTCATACTCGAGCCACAGCCAGGCGCCGCTCACGACCCGCCCTTCGGCAAGCAGGCTTGCGGCGATGTAGCCGGGGCCGTGCACAGTGATGGCGAGGTGCATCACAAACCGACTGACGTATGAAGGCTTGATGTCGAGCCGGGTCGCGAGCCCCCACTGCAGCAGGTATGACAGCGCCTCGGTGGCGTACTGCTTTGCCTGCAGCAGCGCGTCGTTGCTGACGAGCGCCCATTGCAGCGCCCACAACTTGGAGCCGGTCTTGAAATTGTTGGTGCGGAAAGCGTCCGCCCACCAGCCGCCGGAGCGCTCTTGCAGGACGTGTTCGTCGCATTCGATCTGGCCGCGGGTGAAGAGTTGGACTGCGATCCAGCCCTCGATCCATCGGGCGCGGTCGAGCGTGCCTTGTGCCGTCACGCGCCAATTCGGGTCGCCGAAATGCAAGCCGCAATGCGAATAGCTGCACGACGGAATTCGCCGCGCCGAGATGCCAGGCTTGAACGTCTCGGCGTACCGGGTGCCGCAGCGGGGCGGCGGGGAAGCGCAAGGGTCAAACATTGGTCGGCCCTATTGTTACGTGGCAATTTATAGCCTGAAGGTAAGATAGCCCGCACCCCCTTTGTGGCACGTCTGCGCAAGTCTTTGGCACGTCTGCGCAAGATATCTCACTAGGTCAATGCGACATCTGGACAAGGCGCAATCCTGCGCCCAAGCGGAGTTGCAGCCATGACCGCCCGCCTAGTGAGCATTGATAAACTGAGCGCCGAGGAGCGCGCCGCCTTGGCCCCCGCTTCTCGCGCCGTTCGCTCGAGCGCCGAGCAGCGGCGCGAGTTCGCAGCGCTCAAGCAGGGATTGCGTAACGGGAGGAGTGCCGCCCGATGACCGCGAAGAAGCCGAAGGTGTTCTACGTCTACATCCTCCGCGACCCGCGGCCCGGCAAAGACATGCAGCCGATCTATGTCGGCAAGGGTAAGGGACGACGGGCGCATAAGCATTGGCATGTCATGCACCATCGCAATCCATTGTTGCACAACACTTTCGGTAAAATTCGCAAGGCGGGTTTGGAGGTGGTAGTAGAAATCGTAAGTTATTTCGATGTTGAAGCAGAGGCATTCAAACGCGAAATCGAATTGATCGCCAAATACGGCCGCCGTAATGACGGCACTGGCATACTGCGCAACTTAAGCAACGGCGGCGAAGGTCCGGCTGGCTGCTTAGGTTTATACAATCGATTTCAAACTGAGCCGGACTTGGCCCAGGACTATGCCGAACGATTGCGCCAACGAAATCAGAACCCAGAATTTAGCGGTGCGCGCATCGCCGGCTTTCGGCGCTACTTCGACACCTCAGAAACCGCAAAATACCACGCCGACCAAGCGCGCGCCCGAGCCGACCGGCTAAAGGACGACCCACAATGGATAGAGGCCAACCTCGGGGGGATACGGCGGCGCTGTGGCAAGCCGGGGTGGACTGAAGCGCAGTCGGCTAGGGCCTGCGAACTTAACAGCCGCCCAGCCTTCAAGGTGGCTAGGTCTCGGCAAATGACGCAGTCAAACACTGATCCAGAAATAAAAAAGAAACGCGCTATTGGCGTTCAACGATATTGGGCCAAGCGGCGCGGCGATCCTCATTGGACGAAGGAACAAGCGAGTATGGAGTCTATAACTCGTGCCGCCCGCAAGGAAGCTCATCGTTTGGAACGCATGCGCAACCCCGAATATGCTGAAGCACAACGCGAGCGGTGGAGAGTAGCTTGGAATAAAAGAAACGCAAAAGCTAAAGCCTAAGCAACCTCATTCATCGCCGCCGTCATTTTCGAGCCTCGCTATTTTCTGCTCCAACACAGAAATCCGTTCGATGAGCTCGCGCCAGGACGGCACCGGTTCACCAGTTATGACCGGTCCCGATTCTGGAGGCGGAGGTGGCGACTCGCGGGTTGTCTGCACCCCGCCCGGGTAATCGTCTGGCTTCTTGTCCCCCCACAAACCATTACCGACTTTCAGACCAGCCTTAGTGATGATCGTGCCATCGAGATGTATTTCGCCGTGAATATAGATTTTTGGCGCTTTAATCCGAATATCCTTGCCGGCTTGAGCTTGAAATGTGCCACCAATTTCATGGGTCTCGTTTGCAGGGGTTGCTGCGTGTATTCCCTTAGGGTTCGCATCTGTTTCATTTGCCTTGCCTTTGCTATCTAACCCATCCCACGGGTCCTCAAATTCTTTGCCTGAGCCATGTCGCCCCTGTCCTTCCTGCTTTTGCTTCTCGCCCTTGATGCGCATGTAGTTCTTCTTGTCGCCGGGCGAGTACAGGATTGACTCGGCCTCGTCGATTTTGGGGTGGTGCTCGCGGTCGCCGATCACGGCCGTGGCGACCCGGCGCGAGGTGTCGCCGCCGATGTCGTTCGTCACGATCTCGGTCTTCTCGCCGGGCGGGTGGCGGCCGAGGAAGCCGGCCGGCTGGATGATGTCGATGCGGTCGTTCTGGTTTTTCTCGCCGGTCGAGAAGCGGACCTGCATCAGCTTTTTGTCGTAGTAGGTTTTTTGCAAGTAGCCGCGGCGCGAGCCGTTGCGCACCTTGTGCTGCGCGAATTTCGAGTGGTTCCAATTGTCTGCCATGGCTCTACCTCGGTTGCTCCGGCGGCGGCCTTTCCGCCGCTTCCTTTTCCCGCTTGGCCTCCTCGGGCGTTTTGCGCGGGCCGGCCTGAACGTCGAATTTTTCGGTCATGCTGTTGGGCCCGCTGGAGAGCACCTCGCCGAGCTGGCCGTAGGAATTTTTCGACGTGAGCACGAGCGTAGCGTAGCGCTCGCTCGGGGTCAGGACGAAAGTCACCGCCGATAGCATCAGCGTCTCGTCGACGCCGTCGACCGGGATCGAGACCGGGTAGTGCTTGTAGAGCTTCCAGAGCTCGCCGTTGACGTCGGTCCAGGTCGAGACGCGCAGCGTCACGTTCAGGCCCTGCGAGGAGCTTCGCGCGCCCTCGAAGCCGGAGCGATCTTTGACCGTGCTTTTGTCATGGTCGCCGTCCGCGAGATAGGTGCGGATTTTCTGGAAGCCGCCCGCCGCCGAGGCGCTGCCGCTCATGACCTCGGCGGCCTTGCCATAGCGCTCATCGGTGGGGATCGAGTTGCCGAGCACGTTATATTCGGAAGCGCGCGGGCCCATGTCCCGCTTGACCGACCAATGCGTGATCTTGCGGTCGCCGAGCTTGAGCTGCCCGCCCGTTCCCTCGTTGTGATCCTTGTTCACCAAGACGCACTGGCCGGACTCGTTCTCGAAGAAGTTAAGGCTGAACTCGCGGGCGGCGCGCCGCATCGCGCGCTCGGCGGTTTCGCCCTGCGCGATGATGAAGCGGTTGATCTTGCGCGAGCTGCCGGTCTTGTCGACGAAGCTGGCGTCGTAGCCCTCCATGAGCTTTTCGACAATCTGCGGGACCGTTTTGTCGTTCTCCTGCCCGGTCTCGTGCTTCGGCGCGCCGTCGACGAGGTCGCCCACGAGCCCGCGGAAATGTAACTCGAGCTCATATTGCACCGGCGAGCCGTGCGAGGTGCGTGTGTCGAAGCGGAAGGTCATGGCAAGCTGCCCGTCGAGCATAATGGTCCCGTCGGCGCCGTCCATGAAAGCCGGCGCAAGCATCTTGCCCTCGGCGACCACGGCGGCGCTCGCGGCGCCCGGCCAGGACAATGTAACCTCGCCCTCGCCGGTCGCCTCGTTCGTATCGCGGTGGACTCGCAGTTTCAGGATTTCGTTGTAGTTGACGCCGCCGATCACAAAGCTTGCGACTGCTTCGGTGGCCATGGCTTAAGCCCCGGGCGCGACCGCATCGCGGCCGATGAAAAACGGCGGCATCTGCGGATTGTATTGCTCGACAGTCTCGTGCCGGGTGCCATTAGCGTAAAGTTTGTGCGCGATGACGAGCGAGGGCCAGACTCCGTCGACGTTGGTTGTGAATATCCCCGGCAGTGTAATGTTGGCGGCTAGCATTGCCTGCGCGGCGGTTGCGCGCGCGGCGCGGATCGCGACCACGACGTCGTCCCACGAATGCGCGGCGGCGGCGCGCTCCTCGTCGTCATAGACGGCCATGATGAAGTCGAGGTCGGCGAAGGCGGCGTTTTTGGTTGGGTATTTGGTCATCCTGGCGGCGACGGCAAAGTCCCGGATCAGCGCCAAGCGCGACGTGACGATGAGCGACTCGATGCTCATGCTGCTGCCGAATTCGTCCTCGACCCGGACGACGGTTCCGTTGAACAGGCGCAGCCGCACGAGCCCGATGCCGCCGCTGCCCCAGAGCCGGCGGACCGTCATGGTCCCGATCTCGATCGGGTCCGCGACGGCGTCGAAGTCCGGCAGGGGGGCGTCCAACGGGATCGTCGGGGACAGCGTGTCGACGGCGTCCCACGAGCTCTCGTCGCGGGCCGGCCTGATTTTCTCGGCGAGGTCGCTGTGCACCCATTGCGCGGCGCGCCGCTCCCGCGCGCCCGGCAGCCACGCGCCAAGCGTCTCGCGAACGCGGTGCCCGTGCGCCTCCCACGCGGCGGTGCCCGCCCTTTGCACCGACTCCGGCGTTATGACTTGCGCCTCGAACTCCTGGTCGGTCGTAACGGCTTCGATGAAGTCGAACGCGAGCTTGGTGCGCTTCTTGTCCTTGCGATAGTCCGCGCTGGCGGAGAGGGTGACGCACGCGACGGTCTGCGGGCCGTACATCGGGTGAACCAGCACGCCGGGCTGCGCGCTTTCCGCCGCGTCCCGCATCCTTTTCGTTTGGGCGATCTGGTCCGAGCCGATCAGATAGCCTTCGATCTTGAAGCGGCGCGCTTTGCGCCCGAGGTCGACGTAGCCGGTGTTGTCGTTGAGCGGATATTCGTACAGGTCGCCGCGGCGCCCGAAGTCGTCGGCCGACGTGAGCACGAAAAAGGGCTCGCCCTTCCAGCTTGCCGCGAGATATTGGGGGATCAAGCAGTCCGGCGGTGCGCCTTTCTTTTGCGTTTCGAGCTCTGCCATGGCCTATGCCTCCGTCGCCGAATCCCCGCCTGTTGCCTTGGGTGCGCTGCGCGGGGGAACACCGCGGGACGTGTCGGACGTGTCGAGCGGCACCTTGAGGCCGTCGATGCCGGAGCGGAGCGAGTCGGCGGCGGCGGCCCCGAATTCAGACCCGAGCTTGCGGCCGTCGATTGCGGCGCCGCCTCCGGCGCCCATCTGCCGGCTCAACTCGGCATAGGGCACCGCGGCCGAGGGCGTCGCGCTGCCGAGGTCGGCGGTTGCGGTTGCAGCGCCCGGCGCTGCCGGCAAGCCGCGCGCGGCCAATTGCTTTTGTTTCGAGGCCCACGCCGCTTTCCCCATGGCTTCGAAGTGCATCGGGTCGCCAAAGCGCCCGCCCCAGGACAGCCCGTGCTTCCACGCGACGTCCTCGACGCCCGCCGGCATGTCGGTGGTGCTGCCTTGAAACGGGTTCTTCCCGACGTTGATGTCGACGGCGGTCCCATAGGCGTGCATTGATTTCCCGCCGCCGCCGCGCTTGCCGCGGTCCGCGTAGCCGCCGCCACCGCGCACGTCCACCGGATAACCGCGGTCGATCATTTCATTCAGCGCGCCTTGATAGCGCTCCGCGACGGCGGCGTTGACCGTCAGCGCCTGGCCGTTTTTCAATGTGATCCGGGTCAGGTTCTGGCCGGGCGCGCCAAATTCGCCCGTCCGCGCCGCGTTGAATTCCCCGGGCTCGCCTCTTCGCCGCTCATAGCCGCGCGGGCCGGCCGGCGCCAGCGATCCTCCCGTACCTGGCGGGACCATGATCGGGCCGCCGCCGGCAGCGGATCCCGCTTGAAGTCTTGCCATGAAGCCGCGGTCGGGCCCCTCGATGCCGAAGCGCTCGCCGCGCGAGGCAAACGTTTGCGGCCCGCCGGCGAAGCCGACGGTGCCGGAGGCGTTGCCGGTCGCAAAATTTGAGACGTTCGAGCCGGCCAAGACCGCGTCGGCCATGGGTCCGTACTGCGCGCGCTGGGCCTCGCTGACGCCGCGCGCCGCGCGCGCATGGGTGCTGCTGGGGAAATAGCTGCCCGAGAGCGTTGTCTCGATGCTTTGGTTGCGGGCGGCGGCCCGGTTGAAGATCGTTTCCATGAACGCCTGTTGCGCCTCGGGGCCCTGGCCGCCGACCTCCGCCTGCGTGTAGGCCGCCAGGCGGGCCCGGACCGCAGGGTTAGCCATCTCCGCGGCGAAGCCGCTGCGGACATCCGCGAGCCCGCCGCCCTCGCCAGCGCCCGCCGGGGGCGGGGGAAACACGCTCGAGCGCCCGCCGCCGATCCTGGGCGCGATCGCCGCCCCGGGCATGCTCGGCGCGCTCGGGGCGCCCGGGCCGGAGGGCAAACCGCCGCCGGGCACATAGGATATCGGGCGGAAGGGCGCGGCGGGGCCGAGGTTTTGCTGGAAGCGCGGGGCCGGGGCTCCGAGCGGCGCAGGGAGGCCCAAGGGTGCGGCGGGCGCGCTCGGCCAGGCTGTCGGGGCGGCGCCGCCCGGCGGCAGCGCCTCCGGCCCGTAGGGCGACTCGACCGGCGCGTTGCTCGGCGCGGCGCCCGGCGGCACCATAAAGTCGCTCGGCCACGCCGGCACCGCGGGCGTGCCCGGCCACGCGCGGGTGCCCGGCGCGGCCGGTGGGGCGTT